TGGACTCTTCGGGCTGCCGATCGGACGAATATCTGGCATATATGACAGCCTTTATGGTTTGCTTTTCTTCTGTTTTAGGCATAAAAATAGCCTCCTTCTATGGTGAATGGAGGCTTTCATGATATAATATACACATAATCTGCCTCCTACAAGAGTGGATTATAACCGCAGCCCGGTACTGGTAATGCCTAGCTGCATTCCCCTGTCATATTTCGCGATATGGCAGGGGATTTTTATTTTGTTTTCACTTTACCTTGATGTTCAGCAGCTTCCTTAGGATGCCGGGGCGCTTTTCATACATCAGCTCAAGGATTTCTGTAATGGTGGCCAATGTGGCTTTTGGATTTTTGGCACTTGGGAAGGTATCGAGGTCAAGCTTTTCGGCCACAGAGTCCAGACTGAGAGACTCCCAGCTATCATGGCGCTCACAAAAATAATCATAAAGGTCGATGAAGTGCATCTCCGGTTCTGGAATGTGATTCTTTTTCAAGGTGGCTTGCAGCGCTCTCAGATGAACGTCTGCATAGTAGGTGATGACGTTCTTCCCGGTAAAATATGGTTCAATTTTTGCCCATACGTCTTTGAAGGCCGGAGCGTCGGCCACATCTTCTGGCTTGATATCGTGATAATTGGAAAAGGAAAATGATTTCACTTTGGGATTTACCAGGTAAATCATATCTTTGTACTGCTCGTTTTCGATATAGCGGACAGATATCTGGCATGTGCTGCCATATCCCTTATTGGCCCGCTGGATGTTGAAGATGGTGGCCTGGTAAGGGAATTTTACCGGATGCCACTCATCAGCAAGAAGCTGCTTGCTGGCTATCCTTTGATTGTGCTTTCTTTGTGCCCGGAGGCGGTCCCGCTCTTCTTTTTCAGCCCGGTGTTTTTCTTTCTTCTCCGGGTCGGGAGAAAAGAGGTGGCTTATAAAGTTGAACAATTATATATCCCTCCCTGACTTTTTCAACTTAATGAAACGATGCGGCACTCCGCGGCAATTTGCTAGCGTGTAAATAGATGCCCCCGGATGCTCTGCCAGATACCCATCATTCAACAGCAGCTCTACAGCAAACATGTTTGCCAGTCTCTCCACCCGGTCTGCATTGATATCCATGGTGTAGGTCTTGAGCCACTGGGTATTGTCATTGGGCGTACAGAGCGCATGGCCAAGTTCATGCGCACAGACGAACGGCAGCATGGCTTCCGGCGTTCGAGTGTCGTCAATAATAATAAATTTTGAACGTTTATATTTGAGATAGTTGCCGTATTTGCCGCCCAGGTCAGAATACATGATGATGATATTCTTACACGCGGCCAGCCGAAACGGGTCATCTGTTTTATAGCGACGGATAAGAGCGGCAACTTTCTGCTGCACATCCATATTCTTAATCCCTCCGGTATTTTTTCGGCGTATATTTCTTCTTGGCTATCTTCTTTGCCTGGATCATGGCGGCCTTGATGGTTGCTTTGAAGGCTTCAATGTCTTCTATGTCATCCTCCCCTTCAAAGGCGGCAGAGGAAACAGAGTTCATCATGTCTTCCAGGTCTGATGCTATCTCACGTTCATCACGGCTGTTCAGGTCTGAGCCGGATTGTTGTTTTCTCAGCTTTTCATTCATCGCCGCTAATTTATCAATTGTTTCACGTTGTGATTTGATAACACTTTCCAATTTTGATTCTTCTATGAAGGCAGACAGTTCTGGTAGGGTATGAATGGATTCAGGAATATCCTGGCCTTCTTTTTCAGCCTCTTCCTTAATCTTGTTAAACCATGCTTTTTGTTGTTTAGGTGATAAAATTTCTCCATGTCTCGATGATGTTTTTCCCCTTAAATAGTCTGCACTAACATTGAAGAAGTCTGCAAATATATCGATTGTTTTATATTTTGGGATGCGTTTTCCTAGCTCATACATGGCCAATGCGCTTCTCCCAATTTTTAGCTTATCGGCTAGCTCCGCCTGAGTTAAATTTTTCTCTTGCCGTAATTGTTTTAGCCTGTCTGCAAATGTAGCCATAGCGTTACCTCCTTTACCCTTATTATATCACATTACGTGACGTCACAAAAGGTGATAATTTTAATATTGACACGAAAAGTGATAAATGCTATACTTTGTTTAGTCACAAAACGTGACAAAACGAAGAAGGGAGGTGAAACGGTATGCCCAGCAACAAACAGGTTGGCGAACGACTCAGAGGTTTAAGGAAAAAGAGGAAGATGACTATTGCTGATGTTGCCGCGGTGCTTGGAATTGCTCCATCGACGTTAACGGCATACGAATTAGGGAGTCGCACTCCTAGGGATGGTGTAAAAGAAAAGATTGCTGATTATTATGGCAAATCGGTCAGTGCCATTTTTTTTGACTAAGTTTGTCACAAATCGTGACAAGAGAGGAGGCGAATGGCATGTATGCTCTCATGCAGTACATCCGTGATTACATCCGGAGCCACCCAGATGAATACCAGGAATGGTTAAAGAAGAAAGGGGAAGCGAAACATGAATGAAATCCTAAATATCAACAATGTCCATGGATATCTGGACAAGAAAGATGGAACGGCATATCTGAATGCCGGAGATGTAGCGCGAGGGTTTGGGTTTACGAAAACTGAAACAAAAAACGGAGTCAAATACGAATCCGTTAGATGGGCAAGAGTGAATGAATATCTCAGCTCTTTCGGCTTTCGCCCAAATGTGGGCGAAGATGATTATCTCCCTGAAAACATGGTGTACCGGCTGGGATTCAAGGCCAGCAATGACGCGGCAAAGAAGTTCCAGGCTGTGCTGGCAGATGAAGTGCTCCCTGCTATCCGGCGGCACGGTGCGTACATGACAGACCAGGCGCTGGAACGAGCTATTACCGAGCCTGACTTCCTGATTCGCTTGGCCACGCAGCTTAAAGAAGAACAGATAAAGCGTAAACAGGCAGAGCTGATGTTGGAAGAGCAAAAGCCGGCCGTTATCTTTGCTGGGTCAGTCAGTGCTAGCAAGACATCCATTCTCATTGGAGAACTTGCCAAAATACTCAGAGGGAATGGTATCCAGATTGGGCAGAAAAGGCTGTTCCAGTGGATGCGTGAAAATGGTTATCTGATTAAGCGCCAGGGGACAGACTACAACATACCCACACAACGCTCTATGGAAATGGGGCTCTTTGAAATCAAAGAAGGCTCGTATACAAATGGTAATGGGGTGAACATCATTACCAAGACCCCAAAAGTGACCGGAAGGGGTCAGGTGTATTTCATTAACAAGTTCCTGAATGGGAGGTGACGCAGATGACTAGGCCGAGAAAACAGCATCGTTACAGATGGGGGCGGATTGGCCTGGCAGTTGTCGTCCTGCCGGCCATTGCCCTTGGCATCGCGTCCGGTGTCAAAGCGTTGATGGCTGAACCTGAATACGTTGATAAGGTTGTCGTGGTGGATGAGGATGAAACTCTTTGGGACATCTGCTCCAAAATCAATGACGACCGGGAAGATGTACGGATCATGATTGACCGGACCATGGACCGCAACCATATCACGGATGCCGGAAAGATTCAGCCAGGGCAGAAGTTGCTCATCCCTGTTTTGAAGGAGAAATAGAAATAGCCTGCTGTTGGAGGCAACCAACGGCAGGCCGGCGGAACTATATTTCCCAATAAAATTCCGCCTCCATTGTACCGCAAAAGGAGGAATCAGACAATGATAAACACGAACTGCGGCACCTGCCCATTCGCCGAAAAGTGCTACATGAAGGACAAACCCCAAAGGCTTCCAGTAACCAAAGGCGGCCTGGGATTCTGTCCTAAAGTTGAAATTGGTTGGGCATTGGAAACCTGCAAGGCGTGCCATTTCACCGGCAAAGTCGGCAACCGTGGGGGAGCTAAAATTCGCAACTACCTGACATGTACGCTGCTTCCCAATGAGCCAATTGTGCAGCACATCAAAGGACGCAAGAAAAACTGCCCATTCATGGAACAGGTAAGAAAAGAGCTTAGGAGGTAACAATGACGTATACAAACTGTGATTTGATTTTATCGGTCAAAGATGCCGAAGACCATGAAAAGTGGCTCAAGACAAGAGACCTTGGCATCGGCGGCAGTGATGCGGCTGTCATCATGGGAATGAATTCATATAAATCTCCATATCAGCTGTGGATGGAAAAGACGGGTCAGGTAGAGCCGCCGGACCTGTCTGGTAATCAGTACGTATACTGGGGGACCAAGAATGAAGCCAACATTGCTGACTGGTTCCAGGAAGAAACCGGCAAGAAGGTAAAACGCCTGGGAACGCTCCAAAGCAGGGAATACCCGTTTATGCTGGCCAATGTGGACCGTACCGTTATTGGTGAAAATGCCGGCCTCGAAATCAAGACCGCTGGCGTCAGCCAGTACCGGAAGTGGAAGGATGATGAAATTCCGGATGCTTATTACTGCCAGTGCCTCCACTACATGGCAGTTACTGGGGCAGACTACTGGTACATTGCCGTTCTGCTTGGAGGAAATGAAGCCAGGTGGAAGCGGATTGATCGTAATGAAGAGGACATCAAGACACTTATTGAAGCGGAAAAGGAATTCTGGAATCTGGTGCAGACACAAACCGCGCCGCCCGTGGATGGTTCCATTTCCTGTTCCCAGGCACTGGCTTCCCGCTATGCCGACAGCCGTGATGAAGAAATCATGCTGCCGGAAGAAGCGGATACGCTGATTGCCCGCATCAACGGGGACACTGAAATCATGGGTAAACTAAAAGACCAGATTTCCTTGAACCAGAACCGCCTGAAAGAAATGCTGGGTGATGCGGAAGCAGGCCGCGTCGGATCATTCAAAGTTACCTGGAAAACCACCAATGGCAGGGAAACATGCCCACTGTCGAAACTCAAAAAGGCGGACCCGGACATGTACCAGGCTTTAAAGGATAAAGGATTTATTTCAACCGGCAAAGCAAGCCGCCGGTTTGCTATCAAAGAAGTCAAGGAGGATAAATAACCATGAACACTAAAGGCGGATTGACGAAAAGAAATAGCCAGATGCAGGAAATGCAGCAGAAGGATACTTCACTGAAAGGACTCATCAAGGCCATGGAACCGGAAATCAAGAAGGCGCTGCCGTCTGTCATCACTCCGGAACGCTTTACCCGGATGGTCTTCACTGCCCTTTCCAGTACGCCTAAATTGCAGCAGTGTACGCCTCAGTCATTTCTTGGAGCGATGATGCAGGCCGCTCAGCTTGGGCTGGAACCCAATACCCCAGTTGGCCAGGCATACCTGATTCCATATGGCAATGTGTGCCAGTTCCAGCTTGGCTATAAAGGGCTGCTGGATTTGGCGTACAGATCCGGAGAAATCAAAGACATTCAGGCGCATGAAGTCCATGAAAACGATGAATTCGAATACGAGCTGGGCTTGGAGCCTAAACTGAAACACATCCCGGCCATGAGCAACCGCGGCCCGGTCACCATGTACTATGCCGTCTGGCATACCAAGACAGGCGGCTATGGGTTTGAAGTCATGAGCAAGGACGATGTGCTGGAATTCGCCCAGAAGAAATCCAAGAGCTTCCGCAATGGCCCGTGGCAGTCCGATTTCGATGCCATGGCCAAGAAGACGGTCCTGAAGCGTGCCCTTAAATATGCTCCGATTGCTACCGATTTCGTAAAGGCTGTGGCGACCGATGAAACGGTCAAGAGCAATATCTCCGCCAGCATGGAAGATGAACCGGATGAAACGATGACCATTGATGCGGAACCCATTCCTCAGAATGTGGATACGGAGACCGGCGAAATCATTTCTGATCAAGAAGATGCGAAGTAAATGGAGGAAGACATGGAAACAACTAAACAGATCATCATATCCAAGGTGAAGCTCGTGAAAGGCGGTATCCGGATTAACTATGAAAAATATCGTGACAGTTACTGGGATACCTTGCAGCTCACATCAGAAGAAAAGGCAGCGCCGGAATTCTATGATGCTTTCCAGTATCTGGGCAGCCACATTGCGGCCATCATGTCATTCACTGGGGAAGTCATGGAACACCGCATCAGCCCCAATGAAGTGGTTCTGTCTTACAGCTCTTCTGGAGAGCTGTCGGTAAGGTTTGGCTTCAAGCTCTACCTGCCGATTTCCGGTGAATCCGTTTCTGTCGTGACGCCAGCTCTTAAAGAGCCGCCGGCTACCATGAATAATCCTACCGGTGCAGAGCATCCGAAGTTCATGGCCACACAGACATGGGAAGCTGTGCAGCATCTGCTGGATGAAACGGAAAAGTACATCAACGGTAGACGTGCCCAGGGAAATTTGTTTGAATCTGATGCCAAATAGTCCTTCCTGGATTAATGAGTTACTGGGAAACTGGCCGGCGGTGCTTGTGTGCTGCCGGCACATCCTAAGCCCTATGAGAAAGGAGGGGATACCGTGGCGGATAAAAGAATGATGAGCAAGTCGGTCATTGATACGGATATGTTTCTTGATATGCCGGCCAGCACGCAGTGCCTGTATTTTCACATGCTGCTGAGGGCGGACGATGACGGCTTTTTGAAGAATGCCAAGACCATCATGCGAACGGTTGGCGCATCACCGGATGACGTGAAGCTGCTTATTGCAAAGCAGTATTTAATTCCGTTCGATACTGGCATCATGGCCATCAAGCACTGGCGGATCCACAACTACATCAAGAAGGACCGCTATAAACCAACAGATTGTGAGGAAATCAAGCTGCTGGAAGTGAACGAAAAAGGCGAATACGTCTTAGCTGAACCAGTTCGGAACCAAGTCGGCTCCAATATGGAACCACCATGTATCCAGTCTGGAACCACGTTGGAACCAGTTCGGAACCAAGTCGGCTCCAATATGGAATCTCAGGATAGAGATAGAGATAGAGATAGGTTAGAGATAGGTAAGGATAGAGATAGTAGAGAGAGTAGTAGGAAGAGAAGCTCTGCCAACAACTCAACAACTGCTGCTCAGAAATTCAAAAAACCTACTCTTGAAGAACTCAAGGCCTATATTGCAGAGAATAGATACACATTTTCTGCCGAAGCTTTCATGGATTATTACGAAAGCAATGGCTGGAAGGTGGGACGAAACCCAATGAAGTCGTGGCAGGCCACTTGTAGGACTTGGCAGCGGCATGAATTGCCTAGCGGCGGCCAGGGCTCTACAGGAACCGTACCACCGGAGATTGACAACATACCTTTTTGAAAGAAAAAGAAGAGGTGAGCTGTATGGAATCAATGAAAGACTCAGTCATGGCCATGATTAACGACCTGGCTGCACAAGTGAAACAGAACGGTAAGGCTGCTCCAGAACCGGTGAAGCCGGCAAAAGACGGCATTGCCTGCCAGCGTTGCGGGAATACCGGATGGGTGGCAATTACAAGAGATGATGGCACAGTAGCTATGGCTCATTGCCCAGACTGTTTTGAACGTCGGCAGGTAGCGCATCGTCTCCGCACTTCTGGCATATCTCCGAAGGATTACGAGCGGTACACGCTTGCCAGCTTTGATGCAAGCCGTAGTGAGAGTGCCCGGAAGATGAAGGCCATGGCAGAAAACTGGCTGAACGACCACATTCTGGGCGGAACTGGCTTTGGACTCTTTGGACGTTCTGGAATTGGGAAAACGCATATCTGCATTGCCGTCTGCCAGCAACTGACCAGGCGATTCGGAGAACCGCACTTTTACTTTTCCTACCGAGCGGAAATCCCGAACTTGGTCAAAGCCGCCCGGAGTTACAGCGCGGATTATGACGTGGTAATGAAGAAGTGGAAGACCTGCCAGAACCTTTACATTGATGATCTGTTCAAGTTCTCCGGCCGCGTAGAAAACGGAAAGCTCGTGGACATCGACCGGGATGAACTGAAAGTGGTCTTTGACCTGATTAATGCCAGATATTTGAACCATTTGACGACGCTTTTCAGCAGTGAGTACAGCGTAGGCAACATTGCCAGGATTGATGAAGCGCTTGGCAGCCGAATCTATGAGATGGTTAATCCGTACGCGCTGCGAGTAGACGGGCAGAATCAGAGACTTGCGGGGTTGGGCTGATGATTAAGAACGAAGAAGGATACGCTGATCCAACGTATGGCGGCGCCTACAAAAACATCCGCAAGGAAGAAAAGCGGAAGCAGGATGAGGCAGATGCCGCCAGGATGGATAAGGCCATCCACAAGGTCAGAGCTATCTTCAAGGCTTACGGTTTTGAAGTTGTTGAACGGATTGTACTGAAAAACATCCGAACTGGAAAGATTTACCGATAAGGAGAATGGATTATGACAAACTATGAAGCAATAAAAGCAATGGACAAGAATAAACTGGCAGAATGGTTAGCTGTTGTTATAGGTTGTGGTTTGTGCCCTACAGCACGCGAAGCCTGTGGTAGTTGCTCGGATGTCATCTTGGATTGGCTGGATGAAGAAACCGGTGATGATATCGTTGTTGAACACTCCGATGGGAAAACTATCAATATCAGCCATGCCAATGTCGTGATTATTGATTAAGCCATGGGAGGGAATGACATGACCAAAAACACAGTATTGTTTCAGGGCAAAGAAATCGACTTGGATGACGAATCGGGCGAAACTTATGACATGATTCATCATCCGGATCACTACACCTGGAAGGGCACAGAGTGTAAAAAAGTAATTGAACTTATGACCCGTGGTCTATCTGGAGCGGAAGCCTACTACATGGGGAACATTATCAAGTATCTGTACCGCTATCCGAAGAAGGGAACGTTGCTCAGCGACCTGGCAAAGGCGGAAGAATACACCAAGTTCTTGCGGGAATTGTTTATGGAAGATGGAGGGAAAGCATGAATGTAGCTATTATTTTAGGGCGGCTGACCCGTGACCCAGCTATCAAGACATCGCAGAGCGGCATGACCATAGCCCGCTTCACGCTGGCCGTCAACAGGCTGAATAAAAAAGGACAGAATCCGGAAGCGGATTTCATCAACTGCGTAGCATTCGGCAAGACTGCCGACGCCATTGGCAATTACGTCTACAAAGGGCAACGGCTCTTGGTAGAAGGCAGAATCCAGACAGGAAGCTATACCAGCAAAAGCGGGGAGAAAAAATTTACTACAGAAATCTCCGTGAACCGTGCTGAATTCATCGAAAAACGTTCTGAAAGCTCCACGCAAGGGAATAGTCATGCTGGCAATCATAACGCGTCTCCAGTAGGATTTGAGCAAATGGGGACTGAAGTAAATGACCCGCAATGGATGGAGCAGGAAGATCTTCCCTTCTAAGGAGGCATTGGGATGGATGAAGTAAATGCAATTGTATTTTTTCTGGGAATGATGGCAGGCGGATTCATGGCCTCCGTATTCCTGAGCCTGTTCATGGTTAACCGTGAGAGGTAATGTAGGATGGGGCGAAAGAACAGACGGCGGCAGAAGAATACGGAGCAGGCCATTCAGGCATTGCGGAAAGAGCTGCTGCAAAATCGTGGTGAGTATCACTGGTGCGCGTATTGCGGTCGGAAGCTGTATTCCGGCCAATGGCACTGGATGTATGACGAATTCGGGCAGCTGGTCCGCAAGTGTAACGATGAGCGGACCTGTCAGGTGAATCGCCGCCCAGAATGTGAAGAATCTTTCAGAAAGGCGATGAGGATGTGAGAAGAATTTTATATGAAAACAGATATGAATTTTTTATAACCGTTGGCTTGGTGCTCCTGCTGGCTGTCGTAGGGCTTGGAATTGAATGGTATGTGTATGATACAGGGCAACTCAAAGAACATATGACATTCCTTGAATGGTTGATGATACAGAAGTAGGAGATAGCAAAGGTGATGAAATCATGAAGCGAATATTAGATGCTTGTTGCGGATCCAGAATGTTCTGGTTTGACAAATACAACGAAAATGTTGTGTTTATGGATAAAAGGAAAGTTGACACTGTTCTTTGCGATGGAAGACGGCTTATTGTTAATCCTGATGTTATTGGAGACTTTACTAATATTCCATATAAAGAAAACCAGTTTAATCTGGTAGTATTTGACCCTCCACATCTGATTCATGCAGGGCAAAACAGCTGGTTGGCATTGAAGTACGGAGTGATAGAAGGAGATTGGAAAGAAATGATTCGAAAGGGATTCAACGAATGCATGCGAGTATTGAAGAAAGACGGCATTCTGATTATGAAATGGAGTAGCAACCAGATTAGTACGAAAGACGTGCTGAAGGTATTGCCCGTGCAACCGCTATTTGGAAATAGAAGGGGGAAAAGCATTTTTCTTGTATTTATGAAAGATTAAGGTGACGGAATGGAATTCATTGTAGAGGGAAATCCGCAAGGTAAAGCAAGACCGCGGTTCAGTCAAAAGAGCGGGACCGTTTATACACCAGCGAAGACAGCAAGGTATGAAAAGTTGATTCGCAAAGCGTTTCTGGCCGCCGGAGGCAAGTCTATCCCATCCGATTGCTATGTCGGGATTACTGTTGATGCCTACTTCCCGATTCCCAAGTCGTATACGAAGGGGAAGCGGCTGGCGTGTCAGTATAATATCAATCGCCCGGCAAAGAAACCGGACATTGACAATACATTGAAAGTAGTGCTGGATGCGCTGAACAAGGCCGCTTATGAAGATGACAAGCAGGTGGTTGAGGTGTCCTGCCGGAAATGGTATTCTCAGAGCGCCGGCTACTTGCGGATCAGCGTGAGAGAAGTGAAACAGTAGTGTGAGCAAGGCAGGTATTGAATCTGCCTTGCTTTATAAATTCAATGATTGGAGGAAGCGGGATGTATCATAATGATTATATCGACGCGGTGACTGAATACTTGTGCCGGTATCGAGAGTTCTCACAGTATATTGCGAACGTCAAAACCGATATCGACGAATGCCAGCGCATGTTGGAACTGGAAGCCGCACCGGCAGCGTCATCCATGTCGCCAACTGGTGGCTGCGGTGGCGGCGAAAAGGTGAGCCAGGAAGAACGCATGTACATGCAGCGCGAGGACTTGCAGCGGAAGATCCGTAAATATCGTGCTGACTTGCAGCAGATTGAACCGCTCATCCGGCGCCTGGATAGCTCGATGGCTTCATTGAAAGACATCAATGAGACGGATGCCAGAATCTTAGAGAGCCGGTATATTGATGATGCGTCCTGGGAAAGTACAGCACGGTACGCCTGCTGTAGTGTTGGCTCCTGCCGGAGACGGGCACGCACTGCACTCAAAACATTGACCGGCATGATGTTTGGACCGGATGCTGTGCCTATGCAGACATCGGTTGTGTTTTTTAAACGATGATAGAAATATCAACGCCAATGTGAATAATTTGTGGATAACTAGGGCATGGACACTTTCTGAACAGTTTTTAGCAGAAACATGACTGATTGTTGCATGATTTATGTACGGAATGTGCGGGCACTTTGTGCTATACTAATACCATCGAAAATTGAACAGGAAACAGATAACCACGCAGACCAGCGTGGTTTTTGTTTTCTTATTTTGGTTTCCATTTTCTTTTTTGATTTATAAAAGGATGTGAGGCAGCGTGGCCAGGGCATTTTCCAAAGACATTTACAATAGCCAGCGATGGCGAAAGGTGGCTCATGCTTATGCAGAGTCTCAGCACTACGTATGCGAGCGATGCCATAACCGTTCCTTCATTGGGACTGGAAAGCCGCCTAGATTTATCGTCCACCACAAGACGCACTTGTCTCCGGAGAATGTAGGGGATGACAGCGTGGTGTATGGCTGGGATAACTTAGAGCTGCTATGTATCTACTGCCACAACGCTGTGCATGGTACAGGCATGGGCAGGGAGTGCGTGTTCGACGATGATGGCAATCCCATTGGTATCCTGGAACATAACCGCTAATCCCCCCGGTCTCCCCTTTTGGGAGCCTGAAAAATGCCGCCGGGGGCGGGCCTTTCTGTGATACAAACGGCACCCGCCAAGGGGGTGTAGTATCAAAATCAAAGGGGAAATAGCAAAAGAAACGGCAACAAGTAAGGAAGTGATGGAGTGAGACAGATTAAACCGGAAACAGCGATTAGAAGAAGGGTGAAAGCCTTGCAGGAAGCATTGAAAGCCGCCGATGAAGAGAAACAGACGGTCGTGAGCCCGCTGATCGGGCAGGTTGCATGCCTGGAATACCAGTTGCAGAAGCTCATGGAGCAGCTGGAAGAGGTCGGATTTGTTGAAGAATATAAGAACGGCGAGAATCAGTTCGGAACCAAAGAATCAACGGTTTCAAAGGCCTACTCCACCACGTTCAAGAACTATGTAAGCGCCATCCGTACCTTGGTGCAATGTCTTCCGGCAACGGCGGCCCCTGATGCAGAGGATACGTTGACGGAATTCATCAAAAACAGGCCTTGAATTACATTGAAAAATACTATGGCGGCATAAAATCCGGGCAGATAGTGGTATCCGATAAGGTACGGCGGGTATTTAAGCATCTGGCGGGAAAAATCAATGATAAAAATGCGCAGTATATCTACGATGATGCCAAAGCCCAGTATGCCATTGACTTCATTCAGACCTTCTGCAAGCACTCAAAGGGCAAATGGGGCGGCAAACCAGTCATCTTGGAACTGTGGCAAAAGGCCATCACGGCAGCACTCTTTGGATTCGTAGATAAGGATACTGGGCTCCGTGAGTACCGGCAGCTGATTCTTGTTGTTGCCCGTAAAAACGGCAAGTCCACGTTTGCTTCCTGCCTTGGGCTGTACCTGCTGGTTGCGGACGGCGAAGCGGGCCCGGAAATCTATTCCGCGGCTACCAAAAAGGACCAGGCAAAAATCATCTGGCGTGAAGCCTGCTCCATGATTAAGAAGTCGCCAGCATTGAACAAGAAATTAGATCTGCGCGTATCCGTCATCCGGTCACGCTTCAATGAGGGGACGTTCGAGCCATTGGGTTCTGACTCTGATAAGCTGGATGGCCTCAACGTGCATGGAGCCCTGATTGATGAATTGCACGCATTGAAGGATAAGAACCTGTATGATGTCCTCATCGACGGCATGACGGCGCGTGAACAGCCGCTCTGTATCATTACCACGACTGCCGGCACGGTCCGCGATAATATTTATGACCTGAAATATGATGAATGCGAACGCATCATCAACGGGTATGATGACCCGGCAGGCTATAAAGATGAAACCATTCTCCCAATCGTCTATGAACTTGATAAAAGGGAAGAATGGACGGACCCTACATGCTGGGCAAAAGCCAATCCGGGCCTAGGGAGCATCAAGAACACCCAGACACTGGCACAGAAGGTATACCAGGCGCAGCATGATGCACTCCGAGTCAAGAACTTACTGTGCAAGGACTTCAATATCCGCGAAACCAGCGGGGAAGCATTCTTTACATTCGACCAGCTTAACAATGAAACCACCTATGACATGAAGGCTCTCAAGCCTAAGTATGGAATAGGTGGTTTTGATTTGTCCGAAACAACGGACCTGACATGCGCTACGATGTTGTTTTGCGTCCGTGATGATCCGAATATTTACATCAAGCAAATGTACTGGATCCCGGAAGATTTACTGGAAAAACGTGTGCATGAAGACCAGGTCCCTTATGATATCTGGAAGAAAAAGGGCTGGCTCCGAACATCGCCCGGCTTCCGAAATGATTACAGGCTCATCCTTCAATGGTTCGTCGATGAAATGGAACAAGATGACATTTATTTGTTCAAGTGCGGCTACGACCGATGGAGTGCAGCCTACCTGGTGCAGAGCATGAAAGAACGTTTTGGCGATGACGTGATGGTTCCGGTAGCACAGGGCAAGCAGACATTATCCGGACCAATGAAGAATCTGGCAGCCGATTTGTCCGCCAAGCGGATTGTTTATGGCAACAACCCAATCTTGAAATGGTGCATGACGAACGTGGCCGTCGATGTAGACCGCAACGACAACATTCAGCCATGCAAAACGTCTAATCCGAGAAAGCGTATTGATGGGTTTGCCTCTTTACTGGACGCCTATACAGCGCTGGAACAGAACAAAGAAGACTACATGAACCTTATTTGAAAGGGGGTGAAGACTTGGAATTAAGAAGCATGATGCAGTCCATTTTTGGGCGGCTGTTCAGACATGACGGTTTGACCAGGGCAAAGCTGCTGGATGGCTATTCCAACGACTACGTACCATTTGATGGCAATGTCTACGACACTGCCACCGGGCGGAACTGCATCGACACCATTGCCCGCCATGCCGGGAAGCTGCATCCAAAGCACATTATTCGGCGGGACGGAAATATCGTGAAAAATGCAGATGACAAGCTGCAATACATCTTGTCTATCCGGCCTAATCTATTGATGACGACATCGGAGTTCATCGAGAAGATTGTTGCCCAGTATTACTGCTACAATAACCTGTTCGTCTATATCCAGCGGAACCAGAATGGAGACATTACCGCATTATGGCCATTGAACTTTAATAACCTGGAACTGTTCGAGGACCGCCAAGGGAATCTATACTGCCAGTTCACTTTCGGCTCTGGAGAGCAGGCAACAGTCCCGTATGAGGAACTGATTCACATCCGGAGACACTATAACCGCGATGAAGTTTTTGGTGATCCGGAGGGGCAGATTCTCACGGAAGATATCAACCTGCTGAAATCCGTTAAGACGGCCATAATCAATGTGGTCAAGAATTTCAGCAAGCTCCGTGGTGTCATTCAGTGGACTGGCACGGTCCGCCCGGAGGACCAGGAGGCCATGTGGCAGAAATTTGTTGATTCCTTCGCTGGGCCTTCCAATGGCAGCGGCATCGGATCATTGGATAATCGTGGCAAATTTCAGCAGCTCACCACTGATACCCAGACGTTTGATGCCAGCCAGATGACGTTTGCCCGGGATAATCTCTACAAGTATTTTGGAGTCAACGAGAAAATCGTTTCCGGGAAATTCACGGAAGAGGAATACCAGGCCTTCTATGAAAGCGTCATTGCGCCGATTGCCATTAAATTGTCTCAGGAATTTACGGAAAAGCTCTTCACCCAGAAGGAACGAGGCTTTGGAAATGAGGTTTTGTTTGAAGCCAACCGCCTGGCGTATATGAGTACGGCATCAAAGGTAAAGATTGCAGAGGCTATGATTCCGGCTGGCGCCATCAAACGGAATGAAATCCGTGAGTTATTCGGATATGCCGGCCTGCCTGGCAAGGAAGGCGAGGAAATTGTAGTATCGCTGAACTACGTGAAAGCAAAGGACCAGTCTCTTTATCAGACTGGTAAGGATGACAATGATAATGGCGCATCGGAAGGAGGTGATGGGGATGGAGAAGAAGATTGAGTGCAGACGGCTGACGCTGAGAGCTGCCGACCAGGAAGGCGGAGGGGAAGGCCTCCATGTTGAAGGTTATGCAGCTGTATTCAATGAAAAAACACTGCTGTGGGAATCGCCATATAGTGGGATAAAGTATTACGAAGTCATTGATAGAAACGCTGTTGATGCCAATACGGACATGAGTGACGTTATCCTTAGGTATAATCACTCTGATGCGGCACTTATCCTGGCACGCACGTCCAATGGCTCTATGAAAATTGCAGCCGATGAACGAGGAATCAAGGTAGAGGCCGACATCGCGCCGACAACGGCCGGCAAGGATATCTATCAGCTGATTAAGCGCGGGGACATCAATAAAATGTCCTTTGCCTTCACGGTAGACAAGGACGACTGGGAAAATGATTCCGCGGCCAAAGAGCAGACCAGGACCATCAAGCACATTGACATGATTGTGGATGCCAGCCCGGTGGATTTCCCAGCCTACGATGGCACCAGCATTGCCGCCCGTGGCCATGATGGCATCATCGAAGAGTTGAAGCGCCATGAACAGGACGCGGCACTCCGTGAAAAGTTGATTGTTGAAACGTATCTATGAGAAAAGGAGACAACTATGAATAAGAGACTTTTTGAAATCAGAAGACGTAAAGAAGAAATCAGAGCCGCGCTCCAGGGTGACGGCAAGGTTGACCTGAAAGCACTCCAGGAAGAACTGAGAAAGCTGGATGCTGAACAGAAAAAAATTGAAGAACGAGAAAAGATTGCCGAAGGTATCAATCTTGGAAACAACCCGGAAGGTGTACATGGCCGCCGGAAGCCGCAGGACAATGGAGCGGCTGCTGGTATTGACTCTGATGAATACCGCAAGGCATTCATGAACTACGTTGTACGTGGTATTACCATTCCGGCAGAATTCCGCGGAGCAACTACTACGACTGATGCGGGCGCACTGATTCCTCCGACCACTCTTAACCGAGTCATCGAAAAACTGCGTACTTATGGCAACATCCTGCCGCTGGTAACCCGCACTGCGTACAAGTCTGGCCTGGCCATTCCGACTGCCGACGTTAAGCCAGTAGCTACCTGGGTAGCAGAAGGCGCTACGTCTGATAAGCAGGAAAAGACCCTTGGCACGGTTACTTTCAGCCACTTCAAACTGCGCTGCGCGGTCGCTGTAACTCTGGAGTCCGAATACATGACTCTGTCTGCATTTGAAGATACCATTGTTTCCAACATTGCAGAGGCTATGGCCGTTGCGCTGGAAGAAGCCATTATCAAGGGCACTGGCTCTGGCCAGCCGACCGGCATCATCAAAGACCTTACCAAGGGCTCTACTCTCAGCGTTACCAAGCTGGGCCTTGATACTATCACCGGCGCAGAAGGCAAGGTCCCGCAGGCCTATGAAGCTGGCGCTGTATGGGTCATGACCAAAGGCACCTTTATGCAGTTCATGGGGATGACCGACTCTGCCGGCCAGCCGATTGCCCGCGTCAATGCAGGTGTCAATGGCGTCCCGGAACGTGTCCTCCTGGGTCGCAATGTAGTTCTCTGTGATTATCTGCCGGACTTCTCCGCAGCACTCACTAAGAGCGATGTTTTCGCTTTCATTTATCGCATGAAGGACTATGTCCTCAACACCAACTACAACGTTTCCATGAAGGTCTATGAAGACAACGACACCGACGACCTGGTAAGAAAGTCCATCATGATTGCGGACGGCCGCCCGGTTGACTTCAACTCCCTTGTCCTGCTGACTGGCAATAAGACAGCGTAAGGAGTGACGAACCATGGCCGTAACGCTTGCCCAGGCAAAGAATTATTTAAAACTAGATAATGACATTACCGACGATGATGAACTGGTAACGAGCCTGATCAGTGCGGCCGGCGACTATGTAAGACGGACGACGGGGAAGGTCAATACTGGCGATAATCAAAGCCAGCTATATGACCTCTGTATCAAAATGCTGGTGGCGCACTGGTATGAAAACCGTGCTGTTTACAGCCAGAAGCCGGGCGCCATCAACGCGATTCCCCATACTGTGATCGCTTTGCTGACTCATATTGCCCAGTGCAGTGACTACCCGGAGGGATAGCCTATGATTAATGTTGAAATCGGGTCACTCGATAAAAGAATCCATATCATGCAGTACCAGGAAAGTACCGATGAATATGGATTTACCCATCAGACCCTGGCTGATGCTATCGGCAATGCCATTTGGGCCCGTGTCGAACCGGCACGCGGCAAGACCTACTATGAGCAGTATAAAGACAAAGTTGAGTTCGTCACCAAGGTCACGATTCGTTACCGGAAAGGGATTACCCCGGATATGCTGGTGCAGTATGCGGGCACTACCTATCGTATCATGTCGGTTGTTGACCCGTATGAGGCCCACGTAAAACTGGAACTCATGTGCAACATAAAGGAGCGAGGTGATTCTGGTGTTGATTGAAGAATTTGTCAGGCGGCTGGATGAAATGAGAATCCAGTATCCGGGAGACGCGGAAGACGTGCTGGAAGCCGGCGCCAAGAAGATGACGAAGGCCATCCGGAAGGCGTCCCCTGTCGGGGATACGAACCACCCGCACAAATTGAAGAAGTCGTGGCGCTGCAAGATTAAGGGATACAGGGCGGCAGATACCCGCGCGGAAATCCGTTCTACGGCACCTCATTTCCATTTGGTGAACCGTGGCGTGCAGAACCCAAAGGATACTCATGGCAATCCGAAACCGGAATGGCGCAGCGCTTTGAACCGTCATAAGGGATTCTTGCAGAAAGCGGTGCAGGACAACTGGGACGGCATCAAGGATGGCATGGCCAAAGACTTCTACCGGAAAGTACGTGATCACCTTGGCTAAGATCGTAAGACAGATTGATGCACTGAGCGCTGTTATCCAAGCAGTTTCCAAAGCAACCGGATGCAAAGTCTATTCGGATGAGGTCCTTGAGAAGTTCAAGAAGCCGTGCTTTTTCGTTTCGGCATCGTCCCGCATGACTCCGTATACGGATAATGTAGTAGAGAAAGAGCTGACCATTGCCCTGACGTATTTCCCCAGGGATAACGAAAAGAATGAAATAACCTACTTAGGGATTGTTGACCTCATTCAGCGGCTCTTCCAGTCTGGCGTACAGGTTGGGGATCGATATCTTCACGTTGAAAGCGTCGAGGATGACCGTACCGGGGAAGAGCAGGACATCTTGCAGGTAACTATAGTGATTCCGTTCCTGGAACAGGTCGAAAAGCCTGCTGACGGGAATGTTGAAATCATGAGTGAAGTTGAACTGAATATCCATACCATCTCCAACAAACGGTGCAGCACTGCTGCGGATGAGAAATGGAATTCGAAGATCGATTCAGAAACTATATGAAGGAGTGAAGATATATGGCAAAACTCGGAATGCCTTCTGTAAACATTGCGTTTATTGAAGCCGGCATTGAAGCCATTGAGCGCAGCCAGCGTGGCATTGTGGCTCTTCTGCTCGAAGAACCGCAGGATACCATCACAAAATTGCTGACTGACCATAAAATTACTAGTGGCACCACTTCAAAGGATGTGGCTGCCATCACCAATCCGTTTACCGTTTATACCACCGATGATATTCCGGAGGAACTGACTGACGATAATCGCGATTACATCACGAAATGTCTCATTGGATATACTAAGACGCCATACCGCGTCAAAGTGTATTTGCAGGCAACCAATGAGACAAAAGACAGCTCTGAGGATAAGTTCGCAGATACGCTCAAGATCCTGGCAACAGACCGCTGGGATTATCTGGCTATCCCGTCCATCGCTACGGCCCAGTTGGAATCTGTAGCCACCTGGCTCAAGACGAACCGTGAAAACAAGTTCAAGAAATCCAAGGTTGTGCTGCCCGGATACAGCGCAGACTATGAAGGCGTCATCAATTTCTCGAACACTACCATCAAGACCAAAACTAAATCGTATACTGGCGCTCAGTACACGCCACGTATTGCCGGCCTGATTGCAGGGACCCCGATGACAATATCTGCAACGTATGCCCCGCTGGCCGAAGTCATTGACTGCGATAAGTATAGCCTTGACGAAAATGACGAAAAGGTCAACAAAGGCGAATTTTTCGTTTGGTTTGACGGTGAAAAATTCAAGATGAGCCGGGCTGTCAATTCCCTGGTGACTACTACCCAGGGCAAACTGGAAGCCTAT